AACCAAATATGTCTTTCGTCATCACTATTAAAGTGTAACATTAAATTTGATATTTCAAAATATAGTGCCCTTGCTGGATTAATATCTTTTCTATATTTTTTCATAATGGATGGAAATATAAAAATATCTTTTCTTGTTCTTAGATTATTCATTAACGAATGATATTCTTCCATAAAAGTTTCTTGCAAGTTGTGGGTGTCTTTTCTTAATTTACCTGTTAGTTTTCTTTGTAGGTTTACAAATATTTTTTTATATCCATCAGATAAATCTTCGTAGTAATGTTTTTTTAAATCTTCTATGTTTAGTATACCCGTGAGGTATTCGTCCGGAATAACATTTGTTTTGTTAAACTTTTCTAAACTTTCTTTAAACCTTATAAGTTTAAAGTCTAAAATTTTACCTTGCAATCGAATAACTCCTTTGCTTCTTCTAAGTTAGCAAACAAATTACTTCTAGATATAGAATTGATGTTTTGACTTGCTATGAAATCATCATCTTCTATTAGGTCTGTGTTTAGAGTGTGTGACACCTTATCGATGTCTGTGGTTATATCTTCGTAAGTAAGTTCACTGTCTAGTATATCTTTTATTCTATCGTACTTATCTAAATGTTCTCTAAAGTACACTATGTCGTCTTCTGTGATTGTTATTTGTTTATGTAAACGGTTTACATTTTCGTTTTTATAGTAAATAAACTTTGAATGTTTTGCAATGTTATAACTTAAAAACTGATGCCATTTATTTTGTCTAGATGTGCCTACCAATCTATAGCCTAGTGCTTTAAAATCTAGTAATGTCTCTCTATCCTGGAATCCTGATACTATGTGTTTATAGTGCTGATGCATATTATTTATCGCAAAGTACTTTAAGAACTCGCATCTAGTAGGTAATTCAGCCAATCCTGAATTTGTTTCCTCACCATATCTTACATCAACTGAATCTCCTTGAATACTGTATGTAAATTTTCTATTCATTTTATGTGGATGCAACCACTCTAATCCTTGCTGAACTTTTATTAGTGCAGGCAATTCAAATTTGCCGTACTTGTCAGCATCACCATAAAAAGGTTTTAAGAATGAGTTGTTGAAGTAAAAAGGATACTTGGTCATTAGTGTATGATTCAAAATTACAGATAACTTTGTACTTCCGGATCTTTGTAAACTTACTAAAATTATTTTATCGTTATTATCCATTTAATTCCAATATAAGTTTAAGTTTTTCTGTTCCGCTTTTGTCTAATGTTTTTCTAACTTCTGAATGTAACGGTTTGGGCCACTTGCCAATATCTACCCAGCAATATCCCGCACTTTCTTCGTTTAAGGTTGGTATAAATTCATCTTGCACTATACAGGCAAAACTGTAATATATAAATTTTTTGTCTTTGCTTCTAAAAACATCAATTGGATTTAGTTTAAGTATGCCTGGGTATTCTGCTATTTCTTCTGTGAGTTCTCGATGTAAACATTCTAGAGGTGTTTCATTATCGTCAACCATTCCACCCCACAGACCCCAAGTGTTGTTGTTTCTTTTGTTACTATTGTTTCTTAATTGTAGGAGACATCTACCTGTGTTCTTTGCAATAAAAATTGCTCCTGCGCCTATTTTTACTAAAGCACCAGTTTCCAGAACCCTGGGTTGTACTCTCCTTCGTAAACGGATATCCATTGATTACTCACAAATTTATAACGTTTGCTTGTATTTAAGTTCTGTACAACAGGAACAGTACCTGAATATGAACTGGCATCAAACACCACTACCCATTTAGCAGATGATTGACTATACTGAATTATATCATTTTCTCCTGCATCTATACCCCAATTAGGATATCCTGATGTTGATATTTCTTCTGTGATGAGATATCGTTGACCATCAAACACAGGAGCAAGTGTTCCGTCTCCAGGAAAATTTACTTGCGGATCAATAATTTTTGATATGTCGCTTAATGTTGTTGGTGGTAATGTATCTTGGTCTATAACAATTGATAATTTTGTTGCGTCTGATGTGTTAGCAGTTACAGTACCGATTATATCTTGTGTATGGTCTTCGTAGTCATTTGATTGTCTTAGTTTTAAAATACTAACACCGTCTCTTAATTTTCCATAAGCATCTAACAAATCTTCATTCCATTTTTTAGTTGTTAAACTATCTGATGACAGTAATGTAATATCTGTACCAGACACTCCAATTCTGTAATTACCCGGAGTTACAATTACACTGGCGGCATTTTCTATATCACCAAAGAAATCATATATGGCGTCATCATACCCTAACTCTTGTAAGTTATCTACAAGTTTTATGTCAGCAACTATTTGCTCTACTATTTCTTGTTTTTTAACTTTTGCAGGCGGATTTAACCAAATAGGTAAAGTAAATGTTAAACTAGAAATATCAATCTGCTCATCTACTCCAACCGGTTGTGTTCTGCTGGTCCACTGTAAATCTATAAGTTCAACTTCAACAATGTTAGTCCAGTCTAACGGATTTGTATTTGCTTGTATTTGAATTGTTGGATTAAACAATACAAGTATCTGTTCTAACAACTGCATTTTGGTATCAGTGTTAGGAGTCCATATATCTACTTGCATTGTTAAATTATACGGCACCGGCATATATCTTTCTACAGTATATTGATTACCAGGTAACGTAGTGTAACTGTTTGTTTCTTTATCAAATTTTCTTTCAGTTATCTGTTTTTTATCAACAAAATTTGGCTCGTGTGTTCTATCTCTTGCTATTGCTAATTGTTGAATTGAACAAGCAATAAATGGTGTGCTGTTAATCATATTCTCAGAGTTTTGTCTAAGTATATGTGCTACCATTCTACTCATATCGGCATATCTAACAGGTACTTGATTGTAGTAAGGATTCTTTCCTCCTTTGCCACCTTCTTTGACTTTAAAATTTGCAAATATTCTTACAAACTGAAGTATGTATCTTCTTAACTGCTCGTCATACCAATATTTCATTCTTCATCCATATCGTCAATTTTGTTTCTCAAATCTCTTATAGCATCTTTAAACACTTCTTCTAATTCGTAAATTTCTGACTCTAAATTGTTATGAGCCTGATAAACTTGTCGAATCTGATATTCATCTAATTTTAAACCATTATCTTCTGCTAGTGTTCCTAATTCTGCAATGATTTCACTATAAGTATTGTTGTACTTTATTTTTTTAGTAATATTTCTAGCACTTTGTAGAGTTGACTTCATATCATATAGTTTATCTTCTAATTGCTCTACTTTATCTGCTACTTCATATATTTTCATTTTTAATTGTCCGTTTTAGGTTTAACAACTTTACTAACAAATTGCATTTCATCTATTGTACTACCATCTGACTGCAATGTTGTGTTGGTGTTATTGATAAATGAACTTAAAATTCTATTAGCATTGTTCCAACTTTGTTTAGTATCGTCTTGTACTTTTATCCACCTAGTTCCTTGTTTCTTAAATAATCTATTTGGTGTAAAGTCTGTTCTTAGGAAGTAGTCATTATCATTAGAAGATACTGGAAAACTAATTCCACTTCCTACAAGTGTTACACCATTGGGTGCACCTTCAACAGTTCCTATAATAGGTTTGTTGGGTAAGTCTTCATTTACATAAAGGTGTACGCCTGCTTGGTATGATTCATCATATGGCACATCATTTTCTGCTTGTTGCACAATAGCAGATGAAATATCAATCTCGTCTTGGTATGTGCTAATAGCATCTCTAAGGTCACCAATTTCTTCACCAGTTCCAATAATATCTCTGTATTCTTGAGAATCTGTAATTGGTCCACACTTGACTCTCCACAAATGAGGCCACCATCTTGGATCAAACCCTGATGCCGGTCTACTGCCATCTTGAACAACGTAGAATCTATTAATTGCTTCTTCTCTGTCGTCCAGCAACAAATCATCTCTTAGGTGAGGTAACTCAATCACATCACCTGACATTAACTTTCTGCCTAATGCATCTACCATACTCTCTATATGGAAGTTTATGAATATAGTATCGTTGGATAAGAATAATCCAAACTGTGTCATATCAAAATCGTTATCGCCTATATCATAGGCTCCTCTAAGTTCATACACATCTTGACTATAAATTCTGTCTCGATTTTCTAAAAACAACAAATCTTGTATAACTGATTCACCAGTTCTTTTATTACCATCACTGTCATAATAGTTTAA